CCGCTGCATCGCCCGAACAGACCAGGACGTCATCATCGACGGACGACTCGAACTCATCCGACATCCGGACGGCACCGCCAGCCTCCGATTCCAAGGCATATGCCTGGACATCATCGACCACGATCCGAACACATGTTCCAACAGCATGAGCGACGGCATACGAAGCCTCGCCATCTACGGAAAGGAATGAAATGCACCACACAGACACCGTCAGAATCGCCACCAACCCACGCAAATGGCGCAGACCCGCACCCTGCCCGGCATGCCGCCAGTCACAGCCGCTCATCCTGACCCTCGGCGCCATCTACAAACTCCGCACACGCAAACCGGTCAACACCATCTACGGCTGCATCTGCCCCAACTGCCGGCACAAATGCATCCTCCACGTCGACGGCAAAAACCTCAAAAAAGCCATCCGCCTCTGGAACCACCACGCCAGCCACACGAAAAGGAACAACCAATGAGAAACACCATCTGCGCCGCCCTCACCACCATCACCCTCTCACTCTGCGTCGCGCTCGCCGGATGCGGAAGCGCGTCGGAGCCTTCCACGCCAGCGCATGCGGTCAGGTCCGTCGACTCGCAGTGCTCCGCCGGGGCCGACGTATTCACGGAATGCGTCATCACCCTGACCGACACGAGGCAAGTGGACTGCATCGTCTACTCGACGAACGGCAAGCAGGCCGGCCTGTCCTGCGACTGGAGCCATGTGAGCGGCGCGGACAAGGAGCCGGCAAGATTGAGCTACAACGTCGTCACCACGGAAGGCATCAGAACGTTCGAGAACATCGACGATGCCGGCGACTACGCGCAGGCCATGTCCCTGAGGACTGGCGAGCCGGCCAAGGTATTCCATGCCGAGACCGGACTCGTCGCATTCACCGTCCGCCCAACCACGAAGGACACGAAATGAAACTCAATTTCAACAGCAAGGATGGCGTTTTCGCCATCAAAGCCGAAAACGAAGAGGAAAAAACCCAGCTCAAAACGTCGGCGTTCGCCATCTGCAATCTCATCATCGATTTTTTCGACGGTGAAGTCCAAGAAATGAAGGCGGCGAAGGAATGAAACGCATCACACTCAAGGACACAAAATGAGCAATCGAAGTTATTTGGTGCCAAGGCCGCCAGCGTTCGACCATGAGCATCCCAGACCGAAGGAGGAAGGCGAGGTGCTGTACTGCGGAAATTGCTCAAAATGGTACGTATCATGGTTTCCTCTCACCGAAGTCAAAACCATATGGGGCCGCCGCCCCGAATGGTGGATACGCATCTTCCACCGCAAACCATACGAGACGATCATCCAGCAAATACGAAGGGAAACGAAATGAAAGACAGTGAAGCAGACATCGCCATCGGCGTGCTCAACAAACTCATCGACCAGGAACTCGAAGCCGTCCGCGCCGCGACAAGGGACGGCAATACCCCCTTCGTCGGCTACGCCCAGACCCGACACAACGCCTTCCTCTACGCCAGGGACGAGATCAGGAAGGCGCTCGCCGCAGCCGTGGATGAAAGGGGTGCGGGGAATCCGTTCCTGCCGCAGCGTGACGAGTTGGTCACGCAGGATATGCACACCTGCGATTTGTGCGGCCGGTGGTGTTCAAGTCCCGTCTATTCCATAGGCCTCATCTATGGCGGCCAGGCGAAGACATTCACCGAGGTGTGCGCCGACTGCATGTGGCGGTTGAAGTTCAGCCCGGTCCGGACCATCTCGCTGGATGCCTACCGTCTTTTCGAGCAGTGGCGCCTGTCCCAATCGGAGGCCGACGAATGAAAGACCGGACTCCGCATCTGTGCCGGAACGCTCTCGGCACAGCCATCTGCGCCAGCAATGGCATCGGACCATCCCAGGATGCCGACCGGCGTATAGAGCATTGCGTCATCTGCGGCAGGTGGGGGAAGATCTACGCCGTCTCGCCGTACCTGACCATCTGGGTCGAAGTGCCAGCCTGGATGATCTGGCTGTTCTGGCACAGAATCTGGAAGACCGACCATAAATCATCCCACGGAAAGGAACCGGAACAATGAGCGAGGAAACACTCGAACCGCCACTGCCGCCGATCGACGCGCGCACCGAAGCCGTCGCCGAACGTCTGTTCGGACTCAAATGGGCGCTCCGCAAGGACTCCACCGAAATCATCCACGAGGAATGGCAGACCGCATCCGAATGGATCCGCGACGGATACGTTCGCCAAGCCATCGAAGTGCTCGCCGCCGCTGACCAAGCGCAACCCGCGAGCGCCGACGGAGGCGATTATGAGGAGCGGATGCGCGTCGAATACCGTGAGTTGACCGCTCGTGCTGGCAGGCTCAGGGGCATGCTGCAGCGGTATGCGGATGGCACGCTTGACTTCGAGTTCGTCTGTCCGATCGGTCTGTTGAGCAGGCAGCTTGATGTCATGGATGAATACGCCGTTCTGCTCCGCCATAGAGCCAAGATCGAACACGTCCACCTCGAAAAACAGGACTCCGCCACCGAATAAACAAAGAACCCGACCTTCCGGCCGGGCTCTGGCATTACCACAAACCAGACTACCACGCCGGAGGGAATCGAACAAATGAACGAACAAAACAACGAATCCCAACCAACACCAAACCAGACACAACCAGCACAAACCAAACAAAACAAGCCAGCGCTCGCCGGCATGTGCCGAGTGTGCGGCGGGGAGTGCCGTATCCAGGCCACGATGTGCGACAAGTGCGAGACCGCTTTGAGGGGATGGATCCACGACTATCCGTCATGGATCCAAGCCCTGCGCGAGTTCCTGGATTCGACGGCGCATTACGGAGGCCACCAGCCTGGACGTGTCAACCTGCAGTCCGCGCCCACGCCGATCAGACTCTCGGTCGTTGACCATCTGCAGGAGATCGAGGATGCGGTGACGGCGTTGTGGTGTCGATTGTATGCGCCGCCGGCCATGCCATGGGCCACAAGCATCGCGGTCCCGTCCATCGTCGACATGCTCAAGGCATGCTGGTCATGCCAGCGGTTGAACCGACTGCCGGACATCGGTTTGATCTGGCATGACTGGGAGCGGTTGGTGCGCAAGACGCTGGCCATCATCGACGTGCCACCATCCAGGCACGGCATCGGCAGGTGCCTGAATCCTCTGTGTGGAGTGGAGCTGAGTGCGGAGGTCGGCGCGGTGAGCGTTGATTGTCCGGTGTGCGGCAACGCTTATCGCGTGGTCGATGTGCGATTGGGTTTCCTGCGGGAGTGCATCGAATCGGGCAGGGCGTTCACGGCGGGGGAGTGTGCGGAACTGCTGCGCGAATGCGGATTCCAGTGCAACGCGAACACGATTCGCTCATGGCGCAAGCGCGGCAGGCTCCAACCGGTTGGTGAAAACGTGAAGGGGCAGCCGTTGTACAGGCTTTCCGACGTGCATGGACAGGTCATGCGACGCGACTCGATTTGACAAAATCGAAAGTGCAACGCACAATTGTCAGTGGATTAGAGGGTTCAAACCGAGGTGACTTGGTTTGAACCCTTTTCATATCCACCTTGGATTCTCCTAACTCCTTGGATTGCGTAACACCGTCCTGTCCGAACGGCATATCGGACACGCTCCGCCCACTCACGTCAGAGTGGGCATACACCAACAGCGGCAGGCAAGCCAATCCCGCGCTTACATGATGCGGTGATGCTCAAACCGCCTGTCCATGCCTTCGTAGGAATCAGTGGCAGATCGCATCGGTCGCAGATCTTCGGATCCTCTTCCTTGCGGCCGCGTGTATGCGCGGGTTCGACTCCCGCCGAAGGCGCTCCATGAATAACCTCGGGAGGGGATATCCGCAGATGACGGGATCCCTAGTCGACACGTGGTCGGCCATGCTAGGACTTCATACGAAGGAATGACCATGAGCAAGCGACGCAACGAGCGGGTCAGCAACGGATACCGGCGCCGCATGCTTAGGCAAAGAGTGCTTGCCGCATATGATGTGTGCGCCATCTGCGGCAAGCCAGTCGACAAGACATTGAAGACACCACATCCGATGAGCGCCGAAGTAGACGAACTCATACCAGTCTCACGCGGCGGCGATCCATACAGCTTCACTAACTGCAGGCTCACGCACCGCATCTGCAACAGGATGAAGAGCGACAAGACAGACGAACACGCACGAGCGCTGCTGGCCGGCAAGCAGACCATCAAACCAAGCTCGATGCCGTTCAAAACGTTCGGCATCTGACCCGATACCAGGGCAGGGTACCCGGTCATACCCCCTTGGGGTAGCCTCGGGTGCAGTGCCGATTTCTCTCCGCGGATTCAAACGTCGGAAACAGGGGAAACAACGAAAGGTCGGAAAGCGAGGATTACGCCGATGAAGTGCGAACTCTGCGGCAAGGAATTCCAGCCTTCCGGCCACGGGCGGCCTCAGAAGTACTGTTCCAAGTCCTGCCGCCAGAAAGCCGATTATCGTCGGAAAAAGAACAGGCCCGCACAGGACCGGAACAGTAAGCCGCCCGTCAAAGCCGTGGAAACGAAACAGAAGCCGGAGCAGGATCTCGACCAGCGGAGCTTCGAACGGATGATGGACGGCAGCATGCTGGACATACTGCGAGACAACCGTGACCTGCTGCTCAAGGCCATGGCCGATCCCACGACGCCGGCGAACGCGCTGCCCGCGATCAGCCGCCAGCTCATCGCCGTATGCGACCGCATCGAATCGCTCCAGGTCGGTGGCCTGACCGACCTGCTGGACGATGAGGAAGACGAGGTGACGGACGATGTCGGAGCGTCGATTGTCTGAAATCGCCAAGGTCCTCCGCCAGCCGGAAGGCATCGTCGGCAGCGAGTTCACGCGAATCAACAAAGCCGCGCGCAAGGCCGGCATCCGTTTCGACTTGTGGCAGCAGGGCTTCTTGTGGCTTCTGTTCGCCAAGAACGCGGAAGGCAAGTATGCGTGTGGCGCGGACGGCGCCGTGCTGTCCAGCTGCAGGCAGATCGGCAAGACCTTCACCGTCGGCACCGCGTTGTTCCTCAAGGCGATACTCACACCGAACCTGAAAGCCATCTGGACCGCCCACCATACGCGCACCAGCGACGAGACATTCGCGGACATGTGCGAGATGGAGCACAATCCAGTGCTCGGCCGGTACGTGGAACGCATTCGCAGAGCAAACGGCCAACAGGAGATCACGTTCACGTCCGGCAGCCGCATCATGTTCGGCGCCCGCGAAAACGGTTTCGGCCGAGGATTGCACAGCGTGGACGTGGCCGTGTTCGACGAAGCGCAGATCCTCACAGTGCGCGCGATGGACAACATGATTCCGGTTTTGAACACGAGTCCTAACCCCCTGGTCGTGTATATGGGCAATCCACCCAAGCCGGGAGACCAGTGCGATGCGTTCACGGAGAAACGCATGCACGCGCTGAACCATGACGGAAACCTCCTCTACGTGGAGCTTGCCGCCGACAAGGACGCGGATTCGGACGACCGCGAACAGTGGGCTAAAGCGAATCCCAGCTATCCGAAACGTACAAGCGAACAGGCAATCATGCGCATGCGCAACAACCTGTCGGACGATTCATTCCGTCGTGAGGCGCTTGGCATATGGGACGAGACCGCCACCGCATACGCCATCAGTCCCGACCTGTGGCAGGCCGCGGCCGTCGACGACGTGCCCGAGGGCGGCACGGTGAGCTTCGGCATCGACATGCCTCCGGACAGGAGCGTGCTGACCATCGGAGCGGCGCTACGATACGCGGACGGTTCGGCCATCGTCCAGATGGCGAACATCAAGGACGCGCGGCAGGCGGGAACCATGTGGGCCGTGGACTGGCTCGCCGAACATTGGCCG